ATTGTCAACGAAACAGAGGGTGGCGTTACCGTCAAAGCCGATGCAAATGTATCGGTCACTGGCCTTGAAGCGACTGGTGGTGTTGGCACTGCTACAGTAGATGGGGAAGCTAATGTCCCTGTCACAGGATTAGAGGCGACAGGTTCTGTTGGCTCTGTTACTGTAGGGATAGCGATAAACGTCAATGTCACTGGTGTTGAAGGCACTGGGGAGGTTGGCGCGGTTACAGTTACAGCAAAATCAAATGTTTTTGTTACAGGTGTATCTGGAACAGGTGAAGTCGCACAGGTTCTTGTTTGGGGTCCTATTGTTCCAAATCAAGATCCGAGTTATAGTGAAATAACGCCATCTCAAACTCCAACTTGGGATGAAATAACGCCATCTCAAACTCCAAATTGGGATGATATAGCAGCATAGGATAATAACATGCCTAGTACATATACAACGAACAACGGTATTGAGCTTATAGCTACAGGCGAGAAGTCTGGCACATGGGGTACTACCACAAACACAAACCTTGAACTTTTAGATGCCTCTCTTGACGGTCAGGTTTCTATAACACTTTCTAGCGCAGGGTCTTCTGGATCTCCAAATACATTACCTATTTCAGATGGATCGGCCTCTAATGGTCGCAATCGTTTGGTTATTTTTGGTGATGGCGGTGATTTGGGTGGAACAGCTTATGTGCAATTAACACCAAATGACGCAGAAAAGATTATTTATGTGCGTAACAGTTTGTCCGGATCGCGTAGCATTTTGCTATTTCAAGGCACATACAATGCAAGTAATGACTATGAGGTTCCTGCGGGAACAACAGCAGTGGTGTTCTTTGATGGTGCGGGTTCTGGCGCGGTAGCAGCAAACGTTTTCAACAACGCATTTTTTGATAGCTTGCGCTTGGGTAGCGTATCTGTAACCGCGATTTTGGACGAAGACAACATGGCTTCTGACAGTGCTACTGCGCTGTCTACACAACAGTCGATTAAGGCATATGTTGATAGCCAAGTTGGAGGTTCTGATACTCTCACTGAGGTTCTTGCCAACGGCAATACTACCGGTGGCAGAAACATACAGATGACCACAACTGATGAACTTCAGTTTCGTGATACAGCTTTAAAAATTAGCTCCTCCGCAGATGGTAAGCTAGATATTGACGCGGATACCGAAATTGAAATCGCTGCGCCAACTTTAGACATTGACGCCTCAACCACGGTTACGGTTAACACGACAACGATGGCAGTAACTGGTGCACTAGACGTAACTGGTGCAGTAGACGTAACTGGTGATTTGGATGTTGATAATATCAACGTAAATGGCAATACAATTTCAAGCACAGATACTAACGGTAACGTAAACATATCACCAAATGGTACTGGCACAGTCGTAATTAATACTGATCTTGATGTTGATAATATTAATATAAATGGCAATACGATTATTTCTACAAACAGCAACGGCAACATTGCTCTGACGCCTAACGGAACGGGCGAAGTGGATATTAGCAAAGTTGACATTGATGCAGGCGCTATTGATGGCGTGACAATCGGCACTAACTCTGCGGTTACTGATCTTCGTGTTGATAACATTAAGGTCGATGGAAATACCATTTCGAGTACAAACACTAACGGCGATATTACTTTATCACCTAATGGTACGGGTTCAGTTGCTATTGCTGCTGCTTCAATTACAGGCGGAAGTGTTACTGGAATTACGGATATTGCTGTAGCAGACGGTGGAACTGGAGCATCCTCGGCTTCAGATGCACGAACTAATCTTGGAGTTGCTATTGGCTCAGATGTTCAAGCGTATGATGCGCAGCTTGCGGATATTGCAGGTTTAACCCCCACAGACAGTAATTTTATTGTCGGCGACGGCAGTAACTTTGTTACAGAAAGTGGTGCTACAGCGCGTACTTCACTAGGTTTAACCATCGGGACGGACGTACAAGCGTATGATGCGCAGCTTGCGGATATTGCAGGTTTAACCCCCACAGACAGTAATTTTATTGTCGGCAACGGCAGTAACTTTGTTACAGAAAGCGGTGCTACAGCACGTACTTCATTAGGGTTGACTATAGGCACAGATGTTCAAGCGTATTCAAGCGTTCTAGCCAACACTACAGCATCATTCACAACAGCAGATGAAACAAAATTAGATGGCATAGAAGCGAGCGCAGATGTGACAGATACAACAAATGTAACTGCCGCTGGCGCACTTATGGATAGCGAACTTTCTGATTTAGCATCTGTCAAGGCGATTAACCAAGGTCTTGCGACCACCGACAGTCCTACTTTTGTTACTGTCACAGCGACAGATTTCAACACCACTTCTGATGTAAGCCTTAAAACAAACATTAGCACTTTTGAAAATCCTTTAGATGTGCTAAGTTCCTTGCGCGGAGTTGCGTTTGATTGGATAGATAACGGTAAGTCAGAAATTGGTGTTATCGCGCAAGAAGTGGAAAAGGTTCTGCCTGAGTTGGTAAGCACAAACAAAGAGGGCATTAAGTCTGTTAAATATGGAAACCTTGTGGCGGTATTGATTGAGGCTGTTAAAGATCAGCAATCTCAAATCAACGAGCTAAAATCAAAACTTAGCTAATAGTGGAAGGACACGAAGATGGCTATTAAAGTAAGTGGCACAGAGGTTATAACCAACAACTCTGTTTTGCAGAATGTTACTGGACTAAAAACAGTGGGTGGTGAAAGCATCCTTGGTTCAGGTGATATATCTGCGGGTGGTGGAATTAGCTTAGATCCGTTTACGATAACTAATGGCAGCACCGGAAATACTGCTACTACTATCTCAAATACAGCGGGTGAGTTGTATTTTATGGCTGTTATACAGGGAAATTCCAATGCAAAAACAGGTGTTACGAACGTAAAAGTATTAGGTTTTACAGATTCATTTTCAAAACTTTCTGGTAATTTTAATGCGGCTGCTAGAGTAGTTACAAACACTAACTTTGGACTTGATTATGGTGGGAGCCAAAGCAGTAACTCAAAATATCTTCTTAGAACTACAGGTACTTTTCAAATAAAGAAAGATGGCAACCAAAATACATCTTGGACTGTATGTAAAATAGCTTAATAGGGAGGAGAAGTGAGATGTATACTTATTTGGTTGATGAAAACGGCAGTATTCTTTTTCAAACTAACGATCCGAATTTTTTGGCTAACAATCCTACTTTAGTTGCAGAACGAAATGCTACAGTTGTAACTGATGAACGTTATTTAGATACAGCCACTTATGTTTATCGGGATGGTGCTTTTGTAGAAGACGCTGATTTAGTTCTTCAACAACAAGCGGCTATGGTTAGAGCGGAAAGGGATGATATTTTAACAAACCGTGTTGATCCTCTTGTATCAAATCCATTACGCTGGGCATCAATGACCACTGAGCAACAAAATGCTTGGTCGCAATATCGCACTGATTTACTGAATGTACCGCAGCAATCAGGATTCCCAAGTTCTGTAACGTGGCCCACTCAGCCATCCTAAAAAATGAAAAAAATGTTAGGATCTATGCTTGGCGCTTTCAGCAAATCGCCTCAAGTAAAATTTAGAACATCTAAAGCAAACTTTGAAGTTTTTTCACACCCAGTGAGAGCAAGTAAAAAAATGCCTGACTGGTTTAAAAAATGTCCACATGTGCAACCCGGTGAAGAAATAATGCACGGCACAGTAAGGAGATGTGTGCCATTTCTTGATGCTTTGTCTCATGGATACATTATACCTTTGTGGGCAGATTTGTTGGTTCAAGTATATCATCCTGTTGATTTATTTGATGGGAATGGCGATTTAATTGCATCAATCTTTCATGCAGACGATGAGCAAAAATTAATTAATGAAAAGGTTGTTGAAACAGGTCAGATTGTAAAAGGCGTTTCTCGACAAAAAGACAAAGTAGTTCAATTTAAGTTTCCATCTGATGTAATAGAAACTTATGATGGTCGAGAAGGACTGTCTATTGATTATCATAAAGAAAAACAAATAGCTTCAATGTTTTCTTTAAATCGTTATGAATTTGGTAAAACTGTTGGAAAATTTCATAGTCCTTGGGCTATTGAAACGGAAAAGGGATGGTCATGTCATTTCAAAAACCCGCCTGCTCAATATGATAGCAATATAGAAATTTTGGAAGGCGTTGTTGATACGGACGAGTACACACATAATGTAAATTTTCCTTTTATTTGGAAGGGCAATGAACTTGGTTCTTTCTTAATTCCCGCAGGAACACCCCTTATACAAGTAATTCCTTTTAAGCGATGTAAGACCAAATTAACGGTTGAGGTGCATAATCCACTTAATCAAGTAAAACAAAAACGTCTAAAAGAAGTTTATCATTTTGATGCATATAAAAAATTATTTTGGCATAAAAGAAAGATTGAATAATGTGTGTTTTGGTCGCAGTTTTCTGGGGCCAATCTTTTGCGTTAGGTCTTTATAAGGTTTGCGTTTACGATTGTGGGTATGACAGACCTTATTACATGTGGTACGATAAATCCTATAAGGTTTCGCCTTATTATACGTGTCCCATGAGGTTACATGACACATGATAGAAATAGGGGTTGCAATCGCTGGCGCACAAGCGGCCTATAATTTTTTGAAAAAAGGTGTCCAAGTTGGCCGAGATCTTCAGGATATGGGCCAACAATTACAGCAGTGGGCTAACTGCATGGCTGATATTGATCAGGCTGAGAAGATGGCGGAAAAACCACCGTGGTACAAACTATTGGGTGGTGGTGTGCAGGCACAGGCTATGGAAGTGTTCCTTGCAAGGAAGCAAGCACAAAGAATGCGCGATGAGTTGCGAGAGTTAATTAGCCATCCAGCTATATTAGGACCATCTCACTGGCAGGAGTTTTTGAGGATAGAAGCAGAGATCAGGAAGCAGAAACGTGAGCATGACTTTCGCAGAATGGAAATAAAGCAAAAGATAATGGAATGGGTGGCAGGAATATTACTGTTCATCATAGGAGTGGGGTGCCTCACAGGATTCGTGTGGCTCGCTAATGCTTGATCCCGTTGGAAATTTACCATTTGCAGTGGAGGCGCAGAGAGCGCGTGAAAGTATTGAAAACCACCAAGCGCAGCAGCAGGTGAAAAAAGATCATAACCGCGCTCACAAGCTCGCCAAAGCCCTTGAAAGGCAGCAGCTTGATTTAATATTGAGTTATGATAAGTTGGGCAAAGCTAATAGCGGCTTAAAGCCGCAGGGTAGCCTCATAGATATGGAGGTTTAACATGGTACAGATAACCGCAAATGCGATTGACCAATTAAAACTGCTTCCCCGCCTAGCCTTCCTTTGTCAGATTATTTTGACGTGGAAAGTATGTTTATGGTTTATGACTTTGCCTGACCCTACAACTCAACAAAGTGCATTTGTGTCATTGGTGACTGCCATGCTTTCAGCCAGCTTCGCGCTTTGGTTGGGTAAAGAGGCAAAGACGGATAGGAGCACATCATGATGACGCTTTTGGGAAGTCTTCTTGGATTTGGAACTTCTTTTTTGCCAGAGGTTCTTAACTACTTTAAAGCAAATCAACAGCATAAACACGATTTAGAAAAAATGCAGGTTGAAATGGACCTGATGTCAAAACGTGCGGAACTAAAACTTAATATGATGGACAAGGAAGCGGACATCAAAGAAGCGGAAGGGTTGTATAAACATGATAGTATGGATGCGGGAGGTTTTATTAACGCATTACGAGGTTCTGTCCGCCCTGTCATTACTTATTGTTTTTTTGGGCTTTTCGTTGCCATTAAAATAACGGCTCTGTTTGCTCTTATGGAGACAGGACATGACTTAGGTAGATCCCTATCTATTCTTTGGGATAGTGAAACCTCTGCGTTGTTTGCTGCTATTATGAGTTTTTGGTTTGGAAACAGGGCTTTATCAAAATACATGAAGGTAAAAGCGTAGTGGAGATGTGGCAGTGGATACTGCTTTTTAGCGCGGTAAGCCTTAACACGCTGGTAAATTGCTGGCGGTTATATTTGGAGAAAAAGAAATGAACAAGTACGAACGTATCGGAGGAATAGCGGCTCTTGCCGTCATAATATTAATTTGGGGTTTGTATAAACTAGCATTACTCCAAGCACTTTTTAATATAGGTGGGTGACTTATGCCATTCAAACTAAGCAGGCGCAGCCTTGATCGACTAGAGGGTGTTGATGAAAGGCTGCAAGCCGTAGCCAAACAAGCCATAACTCTTAGCAAGACCGATTTCGGTGTTATTCAAGGGATGAGAACCCTTGAACAGCAAAAAGAGTTGGTCGCAAAGGGT